CGCAGCAGATTCTTCATCTTTTTGTTTATTTTCGTTAAATAATTGACGCATAGCTTCTTCTTTTGACAGTGGTTTCGTGTCTGTTCCATCTCTATGACGTTTATATTCATCAACATTTCTGAATTTTTGTGATTTATTGTAATCATCTTCGGTGACTGGAATAACAGATTCTACATAAGCTTGTCGCAAATCTGTATATCCCATACCATCTGTGCTAAAGATAGTTCCGGAAGAAAAATTACTATCATATGTCATTAATGAAGAACCTCCAAATGTGGAAGCTTGAGAATGATCAACACCTGTATAGTTACTAAGTGTTTGGACTTGTTTTTTTCTTTTTTCTATTTCAGCATTCATATTGGCCTTTGAAACATTTCCAGTAAAAACAATGTCTTCGTCTGATTTAAGCCAACCACCATATCCAGATTCATTTGGGTCTTCTAATTTATGTTTATCAAATTGTTGATTAAACCAAGAGTTAAATTTAGTAGGGTCTTTAAGTTCCTTTTTATGTTCAAATACATTGCTTAATATATTAGCTTTTTCAGAATCATAATATTCACTTGTATCTGTAGTTTTTATTTTGATTTTATTTTGAAATTCATAAATGCCTAATAGTCTCTTGTAAGCTTTGGTAAAAAAGAGAAAATATTTAGGTTCAAGACGGCTCTTATCCGGATGAGATTTTAATACAATTTTTTTGCATTCTTTCATAATATCTTGGGTTAAATTGGTAGACAATATGCCAAAAAGTTTGAACAATTCTTCTCTTGAATAGTTATCAATATTTAACTCAAGATTTTCATAAGAAGATTTATTATGTGTTATAGGTTTTGATTGTTGTTCTGTGACAACATTAAATGGGTTGACACCATCAAACGGGTCCACCATTTTATTATTGCTACTTTCTTTAATTTTAATTCCTCCTTTATTACAACTAGTCATCGAGTGATTGTTTATTGAATGATTTTTTATATTTTGCATTATAAAATAAATATATTATATTTTTATATTATAATTTAACAAAACTATTTACAAGAACAGAATATTATATTCCAGTAATAATTAAATGATGTATCTAACTAAATGTCTAAGGATACAGTATTACTTGCGGACTTTTTGCGACGACCGCTTCGTTTAGGCATGTTGCCTTGAGATTGCATATCTTTTAAATCACTTATGCTTATAGTGCTACTATCATTTACCGGTTGTGTTTGTGTTTCTTGAATATTAATTGTTTTAGTTTTTAATCCAGATAAAATATCAGTGATGTCGCTTGGTCCTTTCATTTCAGGACGAGGAGGCCCTGGTCTTCTGGTGGTTCTATCTTGAATGTCTGGTCTTTCAAAATTCTCTCTAAGACTAATTCCATCGTCTACAAAATTGCTTTTGCTAAAATTTAAATCAGGTCTAGCATAGCTATTGTTGCCGGGTCTTCCTTGAGGTGGTGGCACAGAATTAGGTCCTTGTGTTTGCATTGGTGGAGGAGGACCACTTCCCGAAGGGTTTTGAGGTTCAGGATTCATAACATTAGACATAAACCCGGAAAATCCGGGGTTCGATTGTGACATAGAATTTACAGCAGCACTTTGAAATGAACGCATAAGGTCAGGGTTTTGACGCAAAATGTCGTCCATTCCTGGCATAGCACTCTTAAACATAGTATTAGTCATATGAACCATCATAGCACTACCTCCTAGTTGAAATAACAATTTCAATTCAGGTGCCATGGTAGCCTTGCTCTTATATTTATCGTGCAATTCGCCGAATATTTCATCATAATCATTAATATTCTCTTGAATTTGTTCGCTCCAACCATCTAGTTTGATGTCAAATGGGTCAAATTTGCTGTTCAAAAACTCCATACCATTAATGACCGCCATAAGCATATTGCCTTGAAATTTTACGGAATTATTTTTAGTTTTCTCATCAATGATAGTTTCATATTCTCCCATCATTTCTTGAAGGGATGATTCCATCGAATATTTTTTTGATAGTTCAATGCCCTTTTTCTCCAAAGCTTCTAATTTTCGTAGATACATGAATTTTTCTCTAAGTGTTTCTTCTTTAGATAATTTTGGTTCGTTGGGCAATACTTTATCTGGGTTCAAAGGTATATTATTAAATTTGCCATAACCGTCCCACGTTTTGTTATCATTTTCGGTTTGATGTGTCGACGAGCCCAAATCATTATCACTGTGTAGTTTAATAGTAGGCTCGCTAAATGAAACACTTGGACCGCCAAACAAGTCAGATTTAGGTTTAAAACTACTCGTTTGTGAATCTTCCGCTAAGTTATTTAATTCATTTTCTAAATTATTCAAATCGTCCATATCAATGTCACTTGTAGTTGTTTTATTTTCCTTAATTCTATCATTCATTAACAATTCCAATCCTCCTCCAAAATTGGAGGACTTATTTTCAGTTCCTCCAAAATTGTCGTCGGTAAAATCAAGTTCTGTAATATCCATTTCAGCCATTATATTTATTGATTAATTAGAACATTTAATTTTAAGTCTTACGAATAACAATATATTTAAAATTAAATAAATGTTAAAATATTATCATTTATTGTTTATAAACCAGAGACCTTGAAGAAATGAATCAGCTAAATCGTCCTTTTTTTTATGTTTGTTAAAATAATCAATATGTTCATTAAATGTAACATTTGTTGTAATTATTTCTAAGCATTTTGATATTCCTAATTTTTTTCTATCGCTATATTTTGAGTTTTCTTTTAAATGAAAGTCCTTAAGCTTATTTGCGGCAGATATAAATTCGATGTTTTGAACATTTAAATTTGACATAATAAAATACTGGACAATCATTCCTTGTATTGTTTTCATTCTTATTGCTAAAGGTCCAATTTGGTTTTCAATGATAACGGTATCGATTTGTTCTTCGTTTTCAAATAAATGATTAAACTTGGTTTTAATATTAAGTCCGATATTGAATAAATTTATATCAGAAGCCCTTTTAGTTTCGATTGATTGGCAATAATGATTACTAATGTATTCGTTTATTAGGTTCACTAATTCGTTTTTTTTTGTTTTCGAATCGTATTTAATGTTATACATTAATGCTAGTTCGTGAAGTTTTTTTATTTTTTGTTTATTAATAAAAGAAGGGTTTTGTTCTGTAGTAGGAATTTTCATATTTGTTTTTTTTGCGTGTTTTAAACAGAAACAGTTGTCTTCTTTTTTAAATTTAGCTGGTTTATTGCATGTGGCATTTTTTTCAAAAACGTCACACAATGCGGCATTTTCTTGTTCAGATATATCAACAATGTCCCATTTTGTTATTTTAAAATTGTCATCTGTTTGAGATTTATCAAATAAACAAAATGCTAAATTTTTAATACCAACATCTATTGATAAAATTTTCATATAATATTAATTATTAAATAGTATTTAAATATTATATTTGATTTATTGTTTAACATCAGAATATTTTATAGATGGAGCTATTAGTCTTGAATTTAATTGTTCTGCTGTTAAATAAGGGTTTTTTAAATCACTATTACAGTATCCAAAACCAGGTTTTGAAGAATCAAAAATAGATTTAAATTTATATGGGACATTGTCAGATGGTGTTCTGTCTGATTTTATATGAGGGTCTAATCCTAAATCATAACACGCTTCCATAGAATTGTAATTCATAACTTGGTTACCATTATGTTGCAAGTATTGACGGTATTGCCAGTTAGTTTGTATTCCTTCTTGTTTTTGTATTCGCTCGTTAATTACGGCGTCAGGTTGCCATGTGGCATAATTTCTACCATCAGCCATAATTGGTGGAAAATTAAAATTAATATTATTAGAACCGCTATAACAAGTGCCCCAAGACATTTATATAATTACAATATAAAATTATTCTTATTCGAGCAATTTGATCAATTCATTTTTTTTTAATTTTGAAGCGTCTTGAGCCAAACCTTTTTCAGTGACAATGCTTCTTAATTTCGGCAAAGATAGTTTTTTATAATCTGAATGGTCTATGTTAGTTTCTTCTAAATTCGCGTGAATACTTTTTAAATCGAATACATTATTTGAAATGTCG